ATTCTATTGCGCAAAATGTCATATGCAATTGCCATCCAATCAGAAGTTTCACTATAACGTATGAAACTTGAAATTAAGACTCGTTTTATAAACTCGTCACATACCCATTGCCTAGCGCTCCATGGAACAACCAGATAACACAGATCTTCATCTACCACATCAAATCTGAGTTCCACAAATTCTCTGCAGTATACGCCAATCATCATCTCCTTACCATGTAGTGTTAAACTAATGTAAGTCATATGTTCGCCAAAAATTTCTACAACCGTGTTTCCATTCATTGAGTGTTGCTTTTTGTTTCGTCGTGCTTGTTCCCGAGCTTCCCATGATGTTGATGGTTTGCCAATCGTTTTCATTTCCGTGTCATTATATGTGTGCGTGGGTCTTTCTTTCTCTTCATCTGGAATCTTCTTCCATGATTTTACTTCTACATTCGTTCTAATTCGACATTTTGGCGCAATATCAACCAATGCTGTAGGACAGCAAAAGCCAACAAAGCAATCCTCGATATCGAATGCGAAGTCGTATTTCCGTGCAACTGGTTTGTAGAAAAACCGTTTCTTCACTGCTGCTGCCTTAACATCTTTCTTGATAACATTCTTCTTACCCTTTCCTGGAGAAAGACGTATTGATGAAAGATAATAATGAGATAAACCAGAAGAGTCTATCTCAAATCCTACTCCACGCTGAATCCTGTCTAGTAGAGTTTCCTTCTTGGGGTCTACTTTCGGTGAAATCCTATCAGATGAATCCGATAAGATTGCATATACATTGTGTTGTGTGCCATTAAGTGAGAATTGTCCGTTTGTGCTCGAAAATAAAGAATCCATGTCGATTTTAATATATCTTCGGCTCTGTGATCCATGGGGATGATCTAGCCTCCGATTTTGTCCACCCTATAAAAACGTATAGTGAGCTTTCATCCGGGCCACAATTAAAATTGTGGCACTATTAGATTGAGGGTCCAATAGGTCATCAGAATTAACAAATACGTCCAGTAGGGACAGACGCCAGCAAATGTTCCGTGTTTAGAGTTAAATTAGGTGGGTGAATAATACAGGCCTATACCCATACATATGAGTCGTTGAGACCAAGATCTACTGAATAAGATCGTCTCTATCATAGCATGACTTGTCAGTGTATTATAAGCAGTTTTCATAAAGTTCCAACCGGAATGAAATGAATAAAATAATAAAATGAAAGATATTATATCTGAATGAATTGCGTCGATAATATATCTTATAATAATAAAATAATAAACAAATATATAATAAAATGAGAGCCTACGCTTAGCGCGGGTAGTGCGAAAATATTATATATTACAAAATTTAAAAAAAAATTCAATCTTCTGATTAGTTAATTTTAAAAAAATGCATATTTGAAGGTAAAAACCACTCTATTTAATAAAATAGGCAAATACGTGGTTAATATTAATCCCCTTAACCGGGTATCCAAGTGTATATAGCATAAG